CACCAGTCCAGTTCCCGTTCCAGGGTCAACAGTCGACTCAGACTCCAGCAGCAGGCCAAGCCAACTACGCTTCCCAACAGACAACCCCATACAACAACGCGGTTCAGCCGACCTCTATGCCTGGGACCGTGAGCAACCAGGGTTACTCCAACGACTCTTCCCAAACATCTACGGGGATAACGCAGGAGCAACTAGCGGCAAACGGAGTAAGCGAAGCTAGTCTTCAAGTTATTGATCATTTTGGTGCTGACGCTCCAGCAATTCTTAATGACTATGCATGCAAGATAGAAGATTCATTAATAAAGACTGATGCACAGTTAAAGCAAGGAGTAAATCTTTTAAAGGATTTGAATGCAGAGCATAAAGCTTACACAAGAATCCTCACAGATCCTAATGTTTTAGCTGACTATACAACTAAGTTCTTTGGTCCAGAAGGTCCACATCCTGTAACTCCTAAAGCTCCTGCACCAGCTCAAGGTCAAACAGTAGGACAACAGTTCCAAACTCAAGCTCCTGCAGCTCCTGCACAAGCTCAAGCACAAGTTCAAGGCCAACCACAAGCCGCTGCACCACAGCGTCCTGAAATGCCTGTTCCTCCACAGCCACAAGCTGCAGCTACTCCAGGTGATTTCTGGAATAACTTCGGTAATGCTGCTGATAGAGATCCTCAAAATGCATGGAAGTATTTGAATGCTGCCCAGCAAAATCCTGAGGTCTTCCGTCAGAAGCTCCTTGTAATGGAATAATAAAAAAACACATTAAATAAGGGGTAGTTAGTTCTACCCCATTTTTTTCTTTTTAAAACAATGAATCCAGAGCTTGCACAACAAGCAGTTGAGGCTGCAGAAGAATATAAAAGGCAACAGGCTACTTTACAACCAAGTGGACTCCAGATGGGTGCTTTAGGAAAACCAGATGGATACATGCCACCAACAGGCTATTCTGACTTTAATAGAGTTTAAATAGACGTCAAACTTATATAAGCTAGTTTATTAAGTCTTGTTATAATTCTTATAATGGAATTTATTTTCCAGTTCTAGAGGATTTATTCCTCAGGTATCAACAGCTTCGTGCTGTAACAACCAAAACGTCTAATGTTTATAGATAACGATTTCCCCAAACTTCTGGGCGCGGAATTGTATCGTCCCCATCCAGCTTATATAGTTGAAATGGCTGCTGAACCAGTAGTTGTTCATGACTTTACTAAGCAACCTGGTCAGACCGTACAATTAGATCGCTACAGATTCTTTGGCAATCCTGGCACTAAGACTAGCCGTGAGCGTACTCAGGATCAAACCATAGGTACAGCAAACAGCAGATCTATTGTCAAGGACAAGGTTCTTGTATCTCTACGTGAGTATACAGGACCAGCTGACCCAAATAACACAAATCTCCCTAGCACTTTCAAAATTGCTCGTGAGACCTTGATGACAGCACAGCGTTTGCTGCTTGATACTGGGAACCTTAATATGTTCCATCAGTCAATCGGTAGTCTTACGCTTTTAGATGACTACAGAAGATGGAGAGATAGAGTCTTCATCGACGAACTATTCAAGAGTGAGTCTCGTGGTCAATCTTCTGATTCACAAGGTGGATACTACTATCCAAACGGAAAAGCAAAAACAAACTCAACTACTCTTACTGCTTACACAGCTACAGAATATGCTTCTGAGCGCTTTAAGTTCAACGTAAAAACTGACCTTTTAGAAGTTGTAAAGAGTTTACGTAAGCGTCACGTACCTGTCTTTGAAGACGGCTACTACAGATGTATCGCTGACCCTTCATTCATGAAGGATCTACGTGCAGACCAAGGCTTCCGTGAAGTTGCTCGTTACCCTGGAATGCCTGGACAAGGTTCTCCTCTTATGGGTGCTGGACAACCTAACCAAGCTATCTACGCTGGTGGTCAATTTGGCCAAGCCCAGTTTGTAGCTGGAGAGCCAGTCATGCCAAGCGGTTTCGTCTTTGAGGGAGTAAGATTCTTTGAGTCTACAAACTTCCCTGCTAAAACTATTACTGCTGATATCGGTGATGGTAATGGTGCAGGTTCCAAAACAACTCCTGCAGGTCTATTTTTCGGACCACAGGCTATCGGTGTAGGTATTGGTGGACCTAACGCTCAAGTGTTGATCAACAACAACGACGACTTCAGTAGATTTATCATTCTCATATGGCAACTCTATGCTGGATTCGCGAACTTGAACAAGGACTTCATCACAACAGCCTTCACAGTAGCGGAGTAAGGAGGTATAACTAATGGCAACTTACAAATCTTCTGCTGGAGCTATTCTTCAGCCAGGTAACCAGATCAACCGTCTATCCTCATACAACGATGAAGGTGTATTTGGATGGCCTGGGGTTGAAGCATATGAGCTAGTTGGCTATGCAAAGGTATCTAACCTTTCTGCTACTAAAGCTTCATACAAGAGCTTCGACTTAACAGTCCCTTCTCCTGATCGCCGTGTAGGTGATCGTGTACGTAACGACCGTACAAGCCTTGTGGTACAAGCTGACGCTTCTCGTCCTGCTTATATCTATGGTGCTTCTATTGCCGTTGCCCAAGATGTCCCATCTGCTGCACAAGACAGAGCAGGTTTTCCTGCAGCTCCTGTAACAGCTGATCTACTAGGTACCAACACTGAGGTTCTTCTTCTAGGACCTGACAATGGTGGTAATCCTTTCGGTATTCCTAGTGCTCCTATCAATGGTTTAAAAGCAGCTTCTGCAAGCCTTGGTATTGGTGCATCTGGTATTGCTCAGGGTACATCTGACACAACTGATGGAAACCTACCTTTCCTCAGAGTGATCGGTACTTCGTACACCCAAGCTGATTTTGCTGATGCAATGATGTATCAAGCAACTTCTGACACTACTTTCAAGGTTTACAACGTAAACGCTACAGCTAACACAACACCAACTGGTGATGGTGTTTATATCAGCCAAGACGATTCTGACGCTGGTCGCGCTGCATACATCGTATGTCGTGTGAACTATCTACGTCCTGCTGCTGCTGTATCTTGGAACGATGTTCAAGGCTTCATTGACTTTGCATCACAAGTAGGTGGTAACGACGAGTAATATTTCTTACTCTTAAAAGAACTGAGCGGGTCCTTGTGGCTCGCTTTTTTCTTGTCTATACTTAGCAGGACTTAAAAAGTGTTATGCAATTTATTACTGTGATGTTAATTGTTGGTGTTACTTTATCTTTAATTGGAATATTTATGGATAATTCTCACCCTAACCATCCACAGTAAAGTTGAAATCAAAGGTAGAGACTGGTATGCTAATCAGAGGTTAACAAACAAGTTATGTTGTATCAGTACAAGCCTACAGGTGGTTTAGTTGAAGTTGTATCTCAACATGGCGAAGGAGTTATGATGTGTGTAGATGCACAAGATGAAGTCATATATGCGGATGAAATAGATTTAATTCCCCAATTAGATGCTACTAACGAGAAAATTAGGACAGAAGAGAGGCTTACAGCAGAATTAAAAGCTGAAGGAGCTAGTCCAGATAAGCCAACACCGCGTGAAAGCTTTCCAGTTGATGTTCGTGTAAATATTAATACAGCGAGTGCTCGCCAGATAGCAGATGCATTGCCTGGAGTAGGTTTAAAGACTGCAAGAGATATAAAAGATTTACAAACGACATGTTCTGGAGAGCGTTTTCAAAAGTTAGAACAACTACGTTCAATCAAACGAGTAGATTGGGATACGATTTTCACAGAAAACCTCGTGCGTGTAGATTAAAAACGTTCGTTCTGATAGATGGAGAGGGGACGATGGGGAGAACCTATATAAAGTAAACTAGTGAAAGGCTTATTTGTTATTAGTTAATGAAGCTTGATACTTTTTTAAAGTCTAAGGTTAGATGGCACTTAGGCTATAACTTAACTTCGGTACCTGCTGGTGACCAAGGACGTCTAGAAGAAGCACTTGATAATATTCAAGATTCTTATTGGTATGACAAAATTGTTGAACAGGTTAGTCGTTGTGATGAAGCTGAGAAACGTACTGATATGACAGGAAGTGTGAACAATGATTCAGCTCCTAAGAGTCGTATTGAAAGTATTGCTGGAGACGTTGATCGTACAATTTCAACTTCTGATTTTAGAGAGACATTAAAAACTTGGACACAAATTTATTTATATGAAACAGATAGATTAGCTCTTCACTTATATGTTCCGAACTATAGAAACCCAGAGCAAGCTAGGTATAGGTTTAATAGAGAAGGTGCAGAATTTATTCAAGCATTACCTGGGCCAGCTGATGTAGCTGTAGGTACCAGACTTGTTTTAGAAACAAATTATAGATAGCGTTTCCCCCTGTTATTCTTAGTAATAGGTCAACTAAAAATTCATGGCTATAACTTATTTTCAAGATACTATTTTCCAAACTGATAGTGCTTTATCAGCCATTGGTGTTGGTACCGCTTTACAAGTAGCTGTAAACAATACTTTTAACACAAAAGACTATACTCTTATGGCTACTGTTGCCACGATAAATACTAATGTAAAAGTTAGTTTAGAAGGAAGTATTGATGGAACAAATTATGCTGAGATTATTTCTGAAAAAACAATAACTGGTAATGGTACTTATGCATATAACGTTGCAAATACTCCTGTTAGATGGATAAGACCAAGGTTTATTTCAGAAGCTGGAGGCACTGCTGCAACTGTAGTCTTTAGTTTAGCTGCTTCTTAAGATGTCTATACGTCCTACTACTAAGTTAGGTTATAGAGAGGGTATAAGACCTCATCGTTGGAGAGTAAAAAATCCTTACGAAGTAGAGTACGGTGGTGGTGAAAAATTTGGTAGATCAAGAGAGCCAAGAAGATATGCAGGATCTAAATTAGGAATAGATTTAAGATCAGGAGTTGCATAAAATGAGAATGGCTGCCGTTGGTTCTATCATTCCAAATTATAAAGCTGCACCACAAGGTGTAGGTTATTCAGATAAAGCCGTAAAACCACAAGATTTAGGAGCTTGGGAAACATTTGGAAGAATGCCTAATTGGGAAACCTTTCCTGATGATTGGCCACATGTAGGTGGTTACTTTTAAATTGTAAGAAACTCTTCCGTTATAATAGGTTTTAAATCTACTAGTAAATAAACGTGTCAAGCAGTAGTTCAAATAAACAGCCATTAATGGTAGATCGTCCAGCGACAACATCTACTCTTGTTACTGTTGCGGCTGGTCAAAGTTTTAATACGAGCTATACCCCAACTGCTGTTGGTAACGCTACAAAAATTTTCGATGCAGACTCAGCATTAACAGATACAGCTATTAGTGGTGCATATATTGATGAAATTTGGTTTCAATATGCAAAACATGAAGTTGATTTTTTAGCGCCAGTTGCAGGAACT